AGCACTTGTTGTTCATGGTCAATCTTGTTGCAAAGATATTCTTTACAGAATAGAAGATAAATGGACATGGGTTGAAAGCATGAACGAAGGCGATTACAACCACAAAAAAGAATTAATATAGGAGGAAGCATGAGTTTATCAATAGGAATAGGAAATAAAGTAAAAGTTATTGACCAAGAAATAACAGGGACTATTGTTGATATTTACAATAATCTTATCATCATTAGTGATGATAATGCTGAAACTGATGACGACAGATTAGAGTTTCATATTGATGATTTAATAACAACAGAGGAGCAAGACTGATGGAAATAAAATTAACAGCAAAAGACACACATACACTCATTAAGATAATTGATACAGAAGATTATCCAAATACAGATATTAATACTTTAATACAAGTTGAAGATTACGAACTACGCAAAGCATACGGAAAGAAATATAACGAAAGTTGTGGAACAGTAATTGTAGAGGAGCAAGCATGAGTAATTATGTAGATAAATATATTGATGAAGAAGGTAATGTTGATAACAAACTCACCCTTAATCAAAAAGGTTTTGAGGGTTTAACAGATGATATTGAATTACTTGTTGAAAAATATACAGGTATTGAGGATTCAGCTTTTATGAAATGTGCCGATATTCGTGAAGATATTATGTTTTTAATAGAAGCTATACTAGAGGAGCAAAGCTAATGAAAATTAAGTTAGACGACTATCAAATGAAGATAACAATAGTTATCTATGACAACGATAAGTTTATTCATCAACACGACCACACAGTTTTACAAGATGATGCAATCCAACTTATATTTAGAGATATAGACAAGGAGTACGGAGTTGATCGAAGTGCTGATTGATAATTTAGTAATGTTGGCTATAGTGCTTTGCATTGTCTTTTTAACTCCAAAATACTAATATGTTTGGACACTACAGCGACATATTAGGCACAAGCGTAGAATGGACATGGACAACAAGAGAGGCCATGACATTTAAAACCCATAAACCAAAAATCCAAGAGCTTAAAATACTATCTAAACTTGATAGAGATACCAAGAAAAAAGTTAGAGATGAAATCTACAAGCAGATAATGAATCGTGAACACCCAAATAAAAGCAACAAGCCTATCGTTCGATCTTATTAACAGGGTCTTGGGTAATAATAGTAGCTTCATCTACTCCTTCATCTAATAAAGGTTTGTAATCACCCACAAGCGTTTTAATTTTAGTTTTTAAATCTTCAATAGACAGGCTTTCTAAAGATCCCGTTCTAATTTCTTTACGCTCAACATACAAGCCAGCCGCACGCCCTCTTTGTACTTCGGCAGCAACAGCAGATGTATAATTACCTTTATCCATAGCAGCATCTCTAATCTCAGCTAGTTTTCTGATGTGCCTACCATAAGTAACTTGGTATTTACTTGCTAATTGATTTTGTAAATGCTCAATAAACTTAACAACTTTAGGATACATTCTTGGATTGGTTAGCTCAGAGGCCCTAACAGAAGCGGAAGATTTAGAATAACCCGCAGAAACTGCACACTCTTCTTTAGTCTTACTGCCATCGTTGTAAACAAATTCTTCAGCAAAACGTTTGGCTTTTTCTGTAATATCAAAAGTGTTACTTACTATATCTTGGTCTTTTATTTTTCCCATTGAGGGTAATTTAAACATAGAAAGAGCTTAGACGACAAGGGGGAGAGTAATGTCGTCTAAGCATGAGAGAAGTGAGTACCTAATAATAACACTAATTTTCACATAATGTACATAATGTGGACATAATGTGGTAGAAATTAGGTCGAAACCCTTATAGGACCTAGTCTACAGGATTACCTAATGCCATAATGTCATTTTATTGCTAAATTTTGATAGTCAGTTCTTGAAAAAGTCAGAGAAATAGAAATTCACATTAGGTGTATTTATAAATTAGGTCTATATGGGAAAGGCTTTTTAGGTCGTTTTTACCTAATTTACACATAATTTCTAGGTTTTGTTCACATTAGGTCCTTGGTCCCTCGTCCTTCGTCCCTAGTCCTTATAACAACTAACTTTCAACCTTTTTACTTAATTATTTCTATATCCGCGTGTGTTTCAATGACCACTCGCGCGCCACAACCAAGGATCGGTTTACCGTCTTCACCATACCGCACTATCGAATCACCTTTAATCTTTACCGCATGACAATAAGTGTTGGTCTTGCCTTCTTTTATAGTGATAACTGGCTCATTGGTAGCGTGTTTTAAGTTAGCTTTGATCTTATGTTGATTAACATGAATGTATTTTTTAGCCATATCTAACGCCGTCTTCTCCTTACCCGTAATTGTACAGGTTTTTAACTCTACCTAGTTTGACTTATTACTTAGCTTCTAAGTGTCGTATTTCGTAGCCTTCAAAAACATTACGTATATTAATTAATTTACGTTCTGTTTCTGGCAAGCCATTCCAATAAGCCGATACAGTTTCCTGTTCGTAACGACCACAGCCTTTGCATCTTTTGTCGCCCCATTGTTGGACCGAACATCTACCGACGCATGGACTATCTGCCAAACTAGACACTTTACCGTCAAGTCTTAGTGTCATAATATGGAAATTATTGCAAGTTTTATCTGCCTTGTCCACGATATTTTTTAAAAGATCGCTTCTTGTCCTTGTTCATGTGCGAAAAAGATACGTTACGACTCGAACTTTGCGACGTGCATTTGGCCTTGTGCTTGTTCGGATCGATCGCTTGTACTATTTTAAGTTTAGCCATTACAAATTCCTCTTAATCTTTTCAATGAGTTCTTGGGTAATAATTTTTGATTGAGTGTCTAGCTCCAAACGATGTTTGGCCCGCATCATTTCATTTAATTCTAGTTCTGGATTGTCCAAACAAAACTGCACTACATCAAAGTCACGCATCTTAATTAAGATACTACGCAGTTGTCTGATTGTCTCTGGTTGTTTCATACATTTATTATAACTTTATTTATAGCTTCGACCATAGTCACCGTAATTAACTTTGTATAACGCGGGGGGAGCCTTGACCAAACCACCTTTTTCAATGCCTAACCACCCTTCAAACTCACCCCTATCAATCAGCTCACGCAACGGTTGTAGGTCTATAATAAAGAAACCACCAGTGCCGTCCCTCTCACCAGAAACTTCTTGAACAGGTAAATCATACTGCGCAGCAATATCACGCAACTCCTGTGCCGCCAAATCATAGATACCACCCGCCGCAGTCTGCGAAGAAGTTTTAGTGGCTAGAAAACCTTTGTTGTTAGGCACGGCCACAGTAGTACCGCCCTTTTTCAATTGATTAATAATCGTACTCAAAACCCCTTTACGTACATAAGAGTCAGCAAACGGCTGATTGATTTCAGGAATCATGCCGTACTCATCTGCATACTGTTTGTAGCCCTTCGGTTCTTCGGCCGAAAAATACTCATTTAATTTTTTCTCGATGTTATCTATTTTAGGAAATAACTCTGCGACTTCTGGACGTTGTATTAATTCTTGAGCCGTTTCTTTATAAGCGTCGACAATTTTCTTTTTGGTCTGTAGTTTATTGTGCATACGCGTCGCCAACTGATCTTTTATTTGCTCTACACCAAGTTGACGTTGTAATTCACGCGGCACAACTAAATCAAAAGTTGTACTAAAACTATTTAGATCATTGAAGTTTCTGTTACGATCTTTATTAGCCTCTACAGCTTCTTCTAAAGTTCTAATGCTACTAAGATCCACGTTACGTCCCATTTGCGTAGCCAACTCTTTAATTCTTGCGCCGGCCGAACCTTTTTTATTGCTACTAACTTCTGCAACAACAAAATCTAAATAATCACTAAAGTTTTCTTTTTCAATGTCGTGCAACATTTTTTTTTCTAGTGTTGTTTTTTCAGCAGCTCTTGGAATAATTTGCCCACCTAGATAGCTGGGCTTCGTTGGTTGTTCGTCAAAGCGCTGTTGTAAAACATCCACTACTGCGGTCACAGTTTTTGCGGGCGCATAATCATTTGGCTGTTGATAAACGTCGCTAATTACATCGAATTCTGCAGAAAGATCTTCTAAAAGATAATTCGACTCTAAATAATCATCAAACCTTGTACCATCTTCAGAAGCTAAAGGATCAAAAGAACTTTCTTGTTTTTTTCTTAGTTTATCTATTTTATCGTCAAGGACGTTGTAGCGCTGCAAAATAGAACCATCATAGAAACGTTTTGGTAGTTCAGTATCGTATGCCAAAATACTAAAGTTGACGGTAGGACTGTATTTAATATTAGTTTTTGTTCCTGATCTGCTTATCTCGTTTAGCATACTATCTAATCTATTAAATTCTACAGAATCCGAACCAAGATCATCTGCTACATCTTCATTTGGATTTATTATACTCGCGGAATTTTTTAGAATATATTTTTTATTTATGTCTAGCACAGCGTCTACTTTTTCTTTGTGTTTTTCAAAACGCGGTGTGTTCTTATCAATAAAACGTTTAGTAAATCTAGGTTTTTTTGGATTTCTCATTTCTTGATGATAGTCACTTTGTATTTCAGCGATAACTGCATCAACTCTTATAGGCTTGTTGTTATCATTATACAAAGTTCCAGACATACCCCTTACCCAAAATAAAGGTTGACCATAATCACCTCTAAAATGACTCTTGTCATTAGCGTAACGAGAACGAGTAATAATCGCTTCTATTCGTTCATCCGCAAATAAAGTATTGACACCGTTTTCTTCTACTTCCTTTTGCAGCAGCTCTATTTTTTCTTCTATGTTAGGGTTTAATCTAGGTATGTAAGTGTGTTCTAACTGAAAGTAATTTTTTTGTCCCGCAAGATTTAAACCTATATCTTCATACCTTATAGGGTTTTCCTGTACCACAGTCCCCGCCATGTGACCTTCCATGTGTCGGTCTATATCTTCTTTGCTAATTTCTTCTTCACCCTTTAATTTTAAGAAAGTGTCCAACTCTGAATCCTCTATTTCTTGTTGAGCTAATTTGTCTTTTTTAGAATCACCCGTAATAAGTTCGTTGTAATAATTAATTGCTTTATCTCTTACCGGCATATTCTGTATGGCTTCACGCACAACACTAACACTAGCAAAATTAGGATCAATTTGTAAATCCGCTAATAAATCACCGCCACCTAAAACTTCTATGTTGTCTTGCAAACGCAGAGCCTCTGGAGTTTTTAATAAAACCGGCGTAATGCCCGGCGTGTAATTTAATTTTCTATAATCTGGTTTAAGAAATCTTTCATCAGCCCGAACAAACTTCAACTCGCCTTCTAATCTTATTTGTTTATTTACAGCAACTCGACGTAAATTGCTCTCTATCAGTTCTGTAAAAAAACTCTCTACAGTACTTTCTTCAACTCGAAAGTCTTGTGGTCGCATCGCCGTAGCGTTAGCTACCCTAACAGCTTCGTCATTGGTTACGTCCTCTAACAGTTGTTGATTGGCTTCTCGATTTCTTTCCGAACGCAAAGCTAGCTCTTCTCGCTGTCTATCATTACGCAAAACACTCTCTAATTCAGCTGAGTGCGTCTGTAAATACATTCTAAATTGTCCTCTTGCCTCGGCTATCTCTTCCGCGGTTAAAGAATCAACGTCTTCTAAATTAACATCATCTAATAAGTTTTCTATAATAGGTGTATTAACAACTTTTTCATCAAATAACTCTGACCCTTTGTCTAGGTAAGAATCCTGTAGTCTCAGTCGAGTAAGTTCAGCAAGATTCTCTATCCCAG